TATTATGAGTGAAAAAACTGAAAGAACATTTACAATTGATGGTAAAGAATATAAAGAATCCGACCTATCTTTAAGATGTAGAAACATAATTGTCGCTAGAGCTGAAATACAACAATCGAAAACTCGACACGAAGTTGAATTGGAAAAAATAGAGGTCTTAACCAATTACTATAATAGTGAAATTAAAAAAGAGTTAGAAAAATCAGATGGCAGCGATAGCAAATCTAAGGATTGACCAAGGGGCAACATTTTCAAGTGATGTAACCGTTTCTGATACAGATGGTAATGTATTTGATTTAACGGGTTATACAGCCTCAGCCAAAATGGCCAAAGGTTATACTTCTACAAGAACAAGAACAACAATTACGACAGCAATTGCTAGTGATCCTGCAACTGGTGTCATTACTTTATCATTAACAGCAGATCAAACAAATCAATTAGACGCACCTGCTAGATACGTCTATGACGTTGAAATTACACAAACTTCCGATAGTACCATAACAAGAGTGATTGAGGGTATTATTACAATAAGTCCATCGGTGACGACTTAATATACATCTTTAGTATAGTTTTATTATAAATATTACAAAAAGAGAGATATATCTATGGTAAAAGCCGTAATCAACAGTACAGGTGGCGTAACTGCTAAAATTAACAGTACAATTCCAACTGGACCCCAAAAAGTTAGTGTTACAACTCCAACAGCAAACGTAAATGTTGATGGTGTTAGACAATTAAGAAATTTAACAGATGTTAATGCTTCTTCTCTTTCTGACGGTGCTTTGATTCAATATGATGCAAGTACAGACAAATTTACAACAAGAAACGAATTAGATACTACCACAGGTCCAATTACCTTTAATGGTGGTGCATTTTAACGGGAGAGAATTAAATGGCAACAATAATTCAGATTAAACGAAGTTCGGGAACTTCAGCTCCATCAACACTCAAACTAGGAGAATTGGCCTATACTTACGGTACAGGTACACAAGGCAATCTTGGTGATAGACTCTTTGTAGGTGAGGGTGGTGTTGACGGTAATGGTGACGCTAATAACGTTACAGTAATAGGCGGACAATATTTTACAGACCAATTAGATCACGCTCAAGGAACATTAACTGCTAGTTCAGCAGTCCTTGTTGACGCTAATAAAGCAATAGACGAATTTATAATTGGTAATTCAACATCTACAGGCGGTACTTTAAAATTAAATGAAGGTACTGATAACGGCGCTCATTACGCTGCCATCAAAGCTCCTAACTCTTTAGCTGCTTCATACACACTAACGTTGCCAAGTGATGACGGAGATGCTAACCAGTTTTTACAAACAGATGGTTCAGGTAATTTAAGTTGGGCTGATGTATCTTCTACAATTACATTAGCTGCTGATAGTGGTTCAAACGATACCTTTACAACAGGAAATACTTTAACATTTACTGGTGGTACTGGTATTGACACAACAGTTTCAGATGATACAATTACAATTGCCGTTGACTCTACAGTTGCTACGGCTTCATCTACAACTACATTTACAAATAAAACGTTTGACGCTAACGGAACAGGTAACTCAATTTCAAACATTGAAGTTGCTGATTTTGCGGCTGGTGTTTTAGATACAGATTTATCTAGTGTATCTTCTGCTGATGATACAATTGCTTCTGCGAAAGCGATTAAAGCATATGTAGATGCTCAAAACGCTAATCAGATGACAACGTTTACTATCTCTGATGATAGTTCAACAACATCAACAATTACACAATCTGATACACTACAATTTTTAGGTGGAACAGGTATTGGTTCAACAGTATCTGGTGACACAGTTACTTTTGCGATTGATGCTACAGTAACAACTAATTCTGGTACACAAACACTTACAAATAAAACTATTAATTTAGCAAACAATACTGTAACAGGTACAACTGCTGAATTTAATACAGCGTTAAGTGATGGTTCGTTTGCGACTTTAGCTGGAACAGAAACACTTACAAACAAAACTATTAATACTGCTTCTAATACAATTACAGTTGTTGAAGCAGACATTTCTGACTTACAATCTTACATACTTGCTGACAGTACAGATACATTACAAAACAAAACAATTAATAGTGACAGTAACACAATCACATTAGATTTATCAGAAGGTACTTTAACTGGTACAACTGCTGAATTTAATAGTGCATTATCAGATGGTTCTTTTGCAACATTAGCGGGTACAGAAACATTATCAAATAAAACACTTACAGCACCTAAATTTGCTGATGGTGGTTTCATCGCTGATAGTAATGGTAATGAGCAGATTGTATTTAACACAACTGCTTCTGCTGTTAACTACCTAGATGTAACTAACGCAGCAACAGGAAACGGTATTACATTAGCATCTGCTGGTACTGATACAAATATTGACTTTGTAATTAGTCCAAAAGGTACTGGTACAGTTAGTGTTGACTCAAGTAGAATTACTAACGTTACTGATCCATCAGGCGACCAAGACGCTGCTACAAAAGCATACGTTGATAGTGTTGCAAATGGTTTAGATGTAAAAGATTCAGTAAGATACGCTTCAACAGCGAACATTGCTGGTACTTACGACAATGGCGCTGGAACAATTACTGCAGGTTCAAATGGTGCTTTATCAATTGATGGGCAAACTCCATCTCAAGGTGATAGAGTATTATTAAAAGATCAATCAAGTGCTGTTCAAAACGGTATTTATACAGTTACAACTGTTGGTGATGGTTCAACTGCATATGTATTAACAAGAGGTCCAGACGCAGATACTGCAGCTGAATTAACTGGTGGTACATTCTTCTTTGTTGAAGAAGGTTCAGCAAATGCCGATAACGGTTATGTTGCAACTCATAATGGAACACCAACTTTAGGATCAACAGATATTACCTTTTCTCAGTTCTCTGGTGCAGGTCAAATCTCTGCTGGTGATGCGTTAACAAAAACTGGTAATCAGTTAGATGTTGCTGTAGATGATAGCACAATAGAAATATCAAGTGACGCTTTACAAGTTAAAGCTTCAGGTATTGGTGCAAATGAGTTAGCGTCTAATGCAGTTGAAACAGCAAAAATTAATAACAATGCTGTTACAGTTGCAAAATTAGCGACAACTTTAGATTTATCATCTAACACAATTACATTACCAAGTACATTTGTTACTACAACTGGAACGCAAACTTTAACAAACAAAACTATTAATGCATCTCAATTAGTAGATGGTTCAGTTTCAAATGCGAAACTTGCTAATAGTTCACTATCATTTACTGACGAAAGTTCAACTTCTGGTTCAGTAAGTCTTGGTGGAACATTAGAGTTCTTAACAGGAGAAGGTATTAATACAACAGCTTCAGGTAGTACAATTACTATCGCCGCTGAATTGGCAACTTCATCAAACGCTGGTGTTGCAACATTTAATACTGATAATTTTACAGTTAGTTCTGGTGATGTTACAATAACCACAATTGATGGTGGTACATTTTAATTATTAATTTAGGAGATTAGTAAGTGACAGCTGTCATAAAATTAAAAAGAGGTACAACTACTCCAACTACTGGTGATATTACTAGTGGTGAAGTTGCCGTTGATACCTCGGCACAAAAATTTTATATCAACGACAGCGGCACAATTAAATCAATCGGTGATACTTCTTTATCTGATTTAAGTATTACATCAACAGCTGCGGAACTTAATCATTTAGATGGT